CCTATTCTAACTCTCAGCTTCAGAGCCGAGCTCAAGATACCGCACAGTAAGAGTCCCCTCTTACCGCCTCATTGACACTTATTTATTGTTGACTGGGTCAACAGTTGCCCTAAACGTACTAGAGTAACGATACCATCTCTTCAACATCTTAGATTCGGAAGTCGGAGGTTTACCCTCAGACACCCTAGTTTGGATGTTACGTGGAAATGGTAAAGCCGCAAACTCAGTCTCGATCTCTCGAAATTGAGTCCACAGGTTCTCAAGGCTCTCCCAGTCAAGGGAGCAGCCCGGAAGTTCCGAAGAAAGCGGTTTCGCAATCTGTACAGTCCGAGTTCGATATTGCACTGGCGGGGCCACTGCAATTCCGGCAGCAGAGGTAGGAACCTCTGTTGCAGGGACGAACGGGACACGAGGCGTGACAGAAGGAGTAGACAGACGGCCCTTACGGACTGAAGCGGAGACCCACTCGTTGAAATCTTTCTCATTGTCATATTCAGAATGCCATTCGGGCAACACAGTTGCCTTAAGGTGCTCTAAATAGAGGGCTCTAAGATCGAGATCAGGATGTGGAACCACCCCATCTTCCGTAATTACCGTGCCTTTTGGGTCTGGTTCGTAAACAGCCTCTAGTCGAGCATTATACTCTTCTAGTGTCTGCGGACGATACCACTGCCCTTCCTCCTGCCACCACCCCTCGGGTGGACAGAAGACCTCCTCAACAATCTCCTTCACTTCCGGAGCTGCCTGAGGCAATAAGATTTCCTCTAGCTTAGTACGAAGGTCCCGAGCGGTTATGACCACGTCCATGAAGGCCTCTCGATACACTACTTCATTCAAGGAATCCACCACCTCACTAGGTGTTGTGGCTTCAATCCCTGGATGCTGTGATGCTCGATCCGGCCCTCTTGGCGTCGTGCCATAATGTTCACGATCTCTGTAGACCGTCCCTAACTTCTTAGCCAGAGCGATAAGCTCTGAATAGGAATCTAGGTATTCAAGAATGAGTTTTACCTCACTCTCGAAGAATAATCTACAAAGACCTTGAACCCTGGTCATCGAAGTCTTATATAGGGAAGTTACCGATTTTAAAGGTAACCACCCTTTTAAACCTGTATAACCAGGCCCCCCAGGACCGTAGAACGTGATTATGTAGTTCCGCAATCGTTTTGGAAGACTGAAGAGGCGTTTCGATGCTGAAGCTTTTGCGCGGTACCCATATCCTAAGACAGATAGCATCTGTCCGAACGATAATGAGTACTTACGCACAAGCTCCAATAGACCGGCTAGTGATAACCGGCCTACCACAAACTCAGCAAAAGGGATCATTGAGACGTTCACTCCGTTAAGGAATGTTCGCTTCGCAAATTCTAATGCTGTGCCTGATGTTGAAATCAGAGACTTGTGGTCCCCGATCCCGACATCTAACGCTTTCATAATTCCAGCGTATTGCTTCGCCACACAATCACGAGCTATGACTACGTCGTCTCCCAAGACAGCGTAGCCCTCGTACCATGGTTTAGTAATGGAAAGGACACCCGCCCTGAAGGCGGACCACTGAACGATTGCATGGTGAAGAAAAGCCAGCATCGCCCAAGAACTGAGCGCACCCATTGGTTGCCCGGTAGCATACTGGACATATCCCAGCTCAGAAACAGTCTGTTTAGGACCATTCCCGAACTTGATTGTCTTGGGACAGTGATACTTCCGACCGACCATTAGGCAACCCCACAGCTCTGCCCCCCAACTTGTTAAGAAGGGAGACAGTAGTACTTTTTGAAGTACGATAGGCAGACGATCGGTCGCGGCTGATAAATCAAATGAATACATAGAAATTGGTTTCGAGAATTTCTTCTCGTTAGCATCCTTCCATGCAAACAAATGACGAATCGGTCGCTCCTGATCAAATGTTCCATCCTGTGGTATTCGCTCCAGTAACCCAAAGATCGCCTTATGAAGGCGATCAAAGAGCCACTGTGTCCAAGGATCAACCATGGCAAACACCCGAACTTTACCGGCTGGTTCCGGTTTGAACCCAAGTTTCCCAAGCCAATTAGTTGCTTCGAAAGGGCATGATGGCCCTCCCGAGGATAAGGGAAGAGAATCTTCCCAAACCCACAACTCTTTGGCCCAGGATTCTATCCGGTTCAGCACCCACTGGTTAGACGTCATTTTACACCAATTTTGCAAAATTGGGTATAGAGGACTGTGTAACCATGTGAACGCTGAAGCCAAAATAGATGCAGGGGACGTGCTCTGAGCTCCGCTCTGAACACTGTACCCTCGCACCGCGGGTCCAGACTTAGAAATCAGGAACGGTTTAGCCCGGAGTCCCTTCATAAATTCCAATGGACCATCGCCCTCCTCATTCCACAGTGCATCAGTTATCGTTCCATCCTTATGGAACAATTTCTTTAACACTGGGACGAAGTGGTTGAATACGAATTGACTAAATTCGTATGTCATAAGAGGGTCTCCACCGTACTCTTTCGTAATTGTACTTATCTTCACTTTTCCTGGGAAATCTAATACTCGGTATAACCCGAATAAAGTTGCCCAGAATCGGATCGTCCAAGTACAATGCGATCGAATACGTGCCCGATGAAGGGCTGGAACGATTGAAGGGATCCCACCATGCGTTCGACCGACTCGAGCCCCGAAGGGCGTCAAATCGTGTAGTCGTTGCCCGCCTACCACCTGCTGGAGCATAGAGGAACAAGCCTTGAGATAAATCACAAGGTACTTGATTCCTCCGTGTTTATACAGACGATGATAGGTGGCTAACGTAGTGATTACCACTTTGACAACTGAAAGGTTGACTCTCCGTCCCAGCAATGATATACATCCTAAGATATGTACCACTGCTGGACGCCCAAGTTTTACCTTGAGCATGGCATTAAGAGACGAATAGGAGCTTAGCAGTCGAGAATACGCACGACCAAGCGTTCGCTTGATGTTTGTGTTTATTGTCACTGTAAGTTTATACTATTCACTCTTAAACTTCGGTTTCCTCGTGAGAGGGCCGCAGCCAGCCTTGGAAGGCTTTGGTGAGTGAAACCAATCAGGCTTCATTTGGCTAATCAGCACCACCGAGTTTGACCCCGGGACCTGATCACGCACA